GTGATGGAGTGCCCGGCATCCGCGGTATCGACGCGATAAGTGACGGCGTTGCTGCCGACGGTCTCGCCATCGCGTTTCCAGGCGAAGCTGTAATCCGTCGGCTCGCCTTCCCAGTTTCCCAGCGTGACCGTGAGGGTCTCGGCGACGGTTCCGGTCCCGCTGAGGTGCGGCACATCGCGGTTGACCGGGGGTGCGGTCGCCGGCGTGCTGAAAGAAGCCGCCATTTCCTTGGTATATTCGCCCATTGCCCAGACCCATTGAGTCGCGGCGCAGGGCGGGTCGCCGAGCAGTTCGTGCTCGATGCCGAGCATGTGGCGGCGAACGGCATCGATGACTTCCAGGTCGGTCATTCTCCTACCTTCCGGCTAGGGTTTTCAACTCAACATCTTGACGTGCGGCCAAAATACCTCCACACGATACAGTCAGTCATGTGAAAACGCCGGGGCCGAGCCCGCCGCCATGCCTGAGACAAAATACCGCGAGGAATACGGCGAGCAGCTGATCAGAGCGTGCCAGCAGGGCTATAGCCCGGCCGGGTTCGCTGGCAAGCTCGGCATCTCGCGTCAGTCGATCTACGACTGGGCCAACCGCCATCCTGAATTCGCCGACGCGATGGCCCGCGCCCGGGCGGCGCGCATCGAATGGTTCGAGACCCAGATGCGCAACATCCTGGTGGAGGGCGGCACCGGCGGCCAGGCGACGCTCCTGATGTTCCTCTTGCGCAACGCCGGCCCCGACGACTACCAGGACCGGAAGGAGATCACCGGGGCCGACGGCAAGCCGCTGATCGAGGACACCGACCCGGCGCGCGTCGCCGCCTCGATCCTCGAATTGCTCAAGGGCGAGCACGAGAAGAAGCCCAGGCGTGCGCCTGAGCCGGCACCCGTCCCACGGGTCGAGAACGGGGACGCTGAAAGCACAACCCAGCCAGAGCCGGGATTCGGGACATGAGAGGACGGGTCAAGAACGGGGCACGCGCCCGGGCCGAGCGGGCTCTGGTGGCGCAGGCCCTGATGGCAGCACCACCAGGAGGGCCGCCCGGCCCGATGGCGCCCCCGATGGCGCCCCCGATGGCGCCAACACCCCCTGGTGGCGTCCCCGATGGCGCTCCCGGCGGAGCCCCGCCGGGGCCGCCTCCGACCGCGCCCCCGCCGATCGCACCGCCGGTTTTCAACACCCCGCCCCGCAACCCCGCTCCGAGGGCGAGACGATACCGCACCCTGCGCGCCGGGCGCTGAGCGCCGCTCTGCTGCTGACGCTGCTGCCCTGCGCCGCAGCAGCCCAGAGCGTGCCGGTCTACCAGATGGGCACGGCCCTGCAGAACGACCTGCCGAAATTTCAGCGCAACGGGGAGATCCGCAATTCCGGCGGCATCGCCGGCGACAACAACGGGGTCGGCGCCAACCCGTTCAGCGTCACCGATTGGGGCCAGCTCGGCTTCTGCTCCAACTCGGCGCCGACCGGCGGCCCCTATGCCCAGATCTGCATCGGGCACGATGCCTCCGGCAACGGCGTCCTGTCGGTCGACAGCCTGAACGGCGAGCCCAACCACCACCTCGTCCTCCAGCTCAACGGCCAGCCGATCGCCACCCCCGGCGTGGCCTCCGGCCCGACCTGCGCGAATATTCTGGCTTATGGCGCCGTGCCCGACGACGCCACCGACAACACGCCGGCATGGAACGCCGCCAAGGCGGCCTCGCGGTGCATCGCCTTTCCGGCCGGGATCTTCCGTTTCAACAGCCCGCTCACCTATGCCTTCACCGGCCATTTGCAGGGGCTGGCGATCCGCGGCCAAGGCCAGGATTTGACGGTGCTGCATTGGCCTGCCACGGTCGGCACGGCATTGGCGATCACCAAGACCGAGCTCGACCAGAGCGTCCACATCAGCGACCTGACGATGACCACCGGCACGCACAATGCCGATTATGCGATTGCCGTCAGCCAGACCAAGGGCAGCGTCGGCGCCACCGTGCAGGCCGGGTTCGCCAGCAACGACATAACGCGCGTGACCTTCCGCGCCGACGATGCCTACACGATGGGCGGCACCGGCGCGCCGTCGACCACCACCAAAAGCTGGAAGAGAGGGATCTGGATATACAACGACAGCGTGTGGGATTTTGTCGGGGTGATGGTCTATGGCCCGACCCCGCCGCCCGGCTCGGCCCGCACCAATCCCGAACCAGGCGGCGGAGCCGGCGACGGGATCGTTCTCGAAGGCGGCAGCAGCACGATGCTCCCGGTCGTCTTCAACATCGACCGCGCCAACATCCAATGGGTCGAGAACGGTGTGCGGATCCTGCCCTGGGTGCAGGGCGTCAACATCATGCAGTCGAATTTCACCGGCAACTTTACCGCTGTCGCCGTGCCTTCCGGCGGGATCGGCAATTCCGGGCTGCTGGTGACCGGCTCGCAGTTCAACAATACGATCAGCCTCTACCTCAATGCCAAAGTCCAGCAGCTGATGCTGGCGAACAACCTGTTTTACGTCCCGGCAAACGGCTCCGGCGTGATCATGGAAAACGCCCCGCCCGAAGGCACGGTCATCACCGGCAACTACTTCACCGGGCTGCCGCTCGGCGGCTCCGGCACCGGGATCGTGCTGTTCCCCACCGATGCCGGCCTGATGGGCACCATCATCAGCGGCAACGGCTTCTTCGGGCTGCAATACGGGCTGGATCTGCGCGCCAATGTCAACGATATGATCGCTTCGTCCAACCTGTTCCGCAGCAACACGCTCAACATCCTCAGCGCCGCGACTTCCTCGTTCAACACCATCACCGGCCGCGCGAATTCGGCTGGTCCCGCCTATGCCGCCGTCACCGGAGCGGCTTCGAACGGCGGCAGCCCGGCCGCTCCCCGGGTGACCGTCAATTCCACCACCGGGTTCGTCAGCGGGCAATCGGTGCTGGTCGGGGGTGCGACGTGCTCGCTCTGCGGCATCGGGCCGGGCGAGTTCAAGACGACGAGCGTCATCGTAGTCGACTCCACCCACATGGATCTGGTCGATTTGGCTTATCAAGGCACCTACACCTCGGGCGGCAGCATCACGAGCCTGCCGCCATGAGCGCGCTGCCCTGATGCCCGACGACCGCCGCGCTTACCTCAAGGGTGTGGTGCCGCTCTTGGGCCTGCCCCAGAATTTCGCCGAGCTCGCCGAGCCCGAGCAGTTGGCGATGCTGACCGCCTCGCTCAAAAAGCTGAAGGATCATCAGCGGCTGACCGTCGCCAGCCGGCTCGACCCGCTGATGCGCTCGCGAGCGCGCGCCGGCATGGCGGCCTACATCCATTACATGGGCCTGAGCTTCCGCCCGGCAGCGCACCACCAATTGCTGATCGAGGGCCTCGAGGAGATCACCCGCGGCACGCTCGACCGGCTGATGGTGTTCATGCCGCCGGGCGCCGGGAAAAGCTCGTACACCTCGGTTGTGTTCCCCGCCTGGTACCTGGGCAAGAACCCGACCAACAGCATGATCGCCGCCTCGCACACCGAAGAGCTTACCAGCCGCTTCGGTCGTCGCGCCCGCAACCTCTTCGCCTCGGGCCAACACCAGGCGGTCTTTGGGTTCGGCGTCGCCAAGGACAGTGGCGCTGCCGGGCGCTGGGACACGGCACGCGGCGGCGAATACTACGCGGTCGGGTTCAATGGTAGTGTAACTGGCCGAAGAGCCGACGTTTTATTGGTCGATGATCCTGTAAAAGGTAGAGAAGAGGCCGACAGCCAGCGTATTCGGGACAAGACGTGGGACATTTACATCAACGACCTCTTGACCCGTCTCAAGCCCGAGGGCCGCCAGATATTGGTCCAGACGCGCTGGCACGAGGACGACCTCGCCGGCCGCATCCTCCAGATGGAAGGCTCGCGCTGGGAGGTCATCCGCCTGCCGATGGAGGCCGGCGCAAACGATGTGCTCGGCCGCAAGCCGGGGGAGCGGCTGTGGCCCGAATGGTTCACCGATGAGATGGTCGCCGACGCCAAGCGCGACGCGCGCTCCTGGAACGCGCTCTACCAGCAGGAGCCGGCAGGCGAGGACGGCGACTACTTCCAGCGCGACTGGTTCCGCGACTACGAGCTGGCGCCCGCCAACCTGCGCATTTACGCAGCTTCGGACTACGCGGTGACCGAGCGGGCGGGCGACTTCACCGAGCACGCGATCTTTGGGGTCGACGGCAACCGCAACCTCTACGTCCTCGACTGGTGGTCGGGACAGGAAAGCGCCGATACCTGGATCGAGGTGCAGTGCGGCCTCATCCAGCGCTGGAAACCCAGCTGCTGGTTTGGCGAGGCCGGCCCGATCCGCCGCGCCATCGAGCCGTTTCTGTTGCGCCGGATGGACGAGCGCGGCGCCTTCTGCCGGCTCGAATGGCTGCCCTCGATCCACGACAAGGGGACGCGCTGCCGCGCCTTCCAGGCGCTCGTCGCCAACGGCAAGGTGTTCTTTCCCAAACGCGGGGCGGCATGGCGCTCCGACGTGATCGGCCAGCTGCTGCGCTTTCCCGCCGGCATGCACGACGACAAGGTCGACGCCTGCTCGCTGCTCGGCCGCGGGCTGGAGTTCATCAACGTGCCCGACAACATCGACAACATCATCAACCTGCAGACCCGCGCCAATGTCGGCTACCCCGGCGCCAAGCGGCGCTGGGGAATGATGCACCAGAGGGGCTCGAACCGAGGAACATACCATCATGGCTGAAGCTCTGATTCCCGCCGAACGCCCGGCATTGCGCGCGGCTGTTGCCGCAGCACCGGGCAGCGCCGGCGTAACCCTCGTCAGCGTGAGCGTCACCCGGGTCGACGGCAAGCCCGGACCCTTCAACTGCATGCTGTGGCTCAGCGATGCCGCGACCGGGGCCGGGTTCACCGCCGTCACCGCCACGGGAGCCACGGTCGCCGGAGCCAGCGGCGTCATTATCGGGACCGACCTCGTCGCGAAGAAGGCGTGGAACATCCAGACCACCGTCGCCGGGCTGTTCATCCTCAGCATCACCGACACCGCCAAGACGCCGTTTGTCGTGTGCCTCGAGGTCGAGGGCCGCACCTACCCGCTCTTGACGCTGGCGACGGCGAATTACGGGTAATGGCGATGGGCGGCGGTCCACCCGTGCCAATGACCGAGCTGCCCAGCATGCGCCGCGCGCTCGCCGATGGCACGCTGCAGACCGCCGACGGGGATCAGCAACCGGTGTTGCAGAGTGGGATCCCTTCTGCCGTGTCGGCCGGCAATACGCTCACCCCGCAAGAGCAGAACCTCGTCCAGCATCACCTCGACAACCTGTACGGCCCAGGCAAGGTGATCTCGCCGTCAGGCGACGACGTCAGCACGGTCCTGCAAGCCGTCGTCGATGGGCCGGGCGGCCGCTACTACAACATCCCCACCGTGTGGGACGGCAAGGCGCTGACCGTGGACGAGGCCACCGAGCGGGCCGCCAAGGCGGGCTGGGACAAGTGGCCATCCTACGCCACGCCCCAGCAGGCCGATCTCAGATACGAGTGGATGCACGGCGCCTTGGAAAGAGATACCGAGCGCTATCGCGCGGCCGGGGGCACCCCCGGCTCGCTCGAGCTCAATCTGAAGCCGAGGAAAGGACGGTGATGGGCGGCGGCCCACCCGTGCCGGCTCCGGCCCAGCCTGTCCCGCTACTGCCCGGCATGGTCCCGCCGCCTGCTGCCCCGAATGGCGCCAATGGCGTGCTGCGGGCGGTCGAGGCGATCGGGCCGGATTCGGGACCGACCTCGGGAGGAGGGGGGTGGGACAAGCCGGGAGGGACGGGTTACGAACAACGCCGCTCGAACGCACTCGAGTATTGGTTGAATAAATCTTCTCCAGAAGAGATCCAAGATGTAACCAAGGCGCCCGGTTTCTCAGAAGGGGAAAAGCTACCTCTATCCGAAGCACAGCAGCGTACCGAATCGGCAGCACGCCAAGAGACGTTAGCCACATTGGGCGAGAAGCAACGCGACGAGGCGCTCTTCAACCAACTCTGGCGCCAACGCGAGATCGCGCGCATCCGCCCGGTCCCGCAAAGACGGGGAATCTGATGACAGCCAAACCCTCACCACTCTTCGCCGCGCTCGAGCGGCTGGCCGGGAGTGGGGCTCTTGCCCCCGCAGCGATGGGCATGTTTGGCGGCGGCGGCGCCCCCGCCGCAGCTCCCGCACCCGAGCCGATCAAGCCCGTGCCGCTGCCCGACCCCGAGGACCCGGCGATTCTCGCCGAGCGGCGCCGTCAATTGCTGCGCGCCGCCGGGCGTTCGGGACGCGCCTCGACGACGCTCAGCGCGCAAGAAGACTACTCCACCGACAAGACGGGCGTCGCCTGAGCAGGGCGACGATGGATGGCGGTTTCCGGCGACGAGAATGCCAAGGAGCTGGCCAAGCGCGAGGAGCGGCTTTTCAAGAAAAAAACCAACCTCGACGCCTTGAACCAGGAGCTCGCCTATAATTTCTACCCGTGGCGCGCCGACTTCACGGTCACACGCTGTCTCGGCGAGGAATACGCCGAGGACATTTTCGACAGCGCCCCGGTATTGGCGCGCCGCGACCTCGCCAATGCACGGGCCTCGATGCTGCGCCCGCGCGGCCAGCAATGGTTCAAGGCGACCCTCCTCAACAAGCAGCTGGCCGAGAGCGCTCCCATCGCCCGCCACCTCGACTGGGTCAACGAGCGCGCCCGCACCGTGCTCTACCAGCGCCGCTCCGGCTTTGTCCGCGCCATGAAAGAGGCCGACAACGATCTGGTGACGTTTGGCAATGCGGTGCATTCCTGCGAGCGCGGGCGCGACGAGGAAGGCACATTGCGCCCGATCTTCCGCACCTGGCACCTGCGCGACTGCGTGTGGCTCGACGATCCGACCGGCGTCACCCAGGATTTTCTGGCGCGCCGCTTCAAGTGTTCGGCCCGCCACATCAAGGAGCTCTTCCCCAAGGCCGACCTGCACGCCGAGATCGAGG